CATGAGTGTGGCTGCTGCTAAGTAACTGTCATTGAATACAGCCTTGGACCAGAAACCCTGGAAAGCGTCAGGGCGTGCAACCTGGTGGCCATGAATCGCCCCCAGGATGTGTGAACCGTCATCGAACACATCAAACGCGAAACCCTCCTCATGAGGTTGTGGGACCAACCAGCGCTCGACAGGGAGCCCCACCTCAGTTGCCAGCCTCCTGATCTGTTGCAGGATGACAACACCCCAATCATCCACACCAGGTCTCCCCACCGCTGCTTTGTTCACTCTGAACTGGCAATGGTTAGAAGCTACAGAGCCGTAAGTGATGGGAGCGTATTTGGCTGCAATTTTGATGAGATCCCAGATGAGTGCAGCCGCAAGGTCAGTCTGTTGCATAGGTGACAGGGTGTTAGTGATCAGCTGGTCCATGTCAGCCTTATTGTTCACACCCTCAACAATGTCCCCCATGTCAAGAATCACTATGTGGTCATAGTTGCCTGCCTTGAGCTTCTCCTCAATGCGAGCGTAACTCTCATGGATTCTCTGGATGGACTCCTCATGGCCTCCACGCGAGCCCCCTTTGCCGATTTGGAAATCTGCAGGACAAATCACATACACCCTGTCAGAGCTCTTCACCTTAGGAGGCTTCACCTTAGTGCGCTTGGCTTGAGCATAGAGAGTAGGGAGGTCAATGTCAGTGACTTTGCGCCTGAAGTGAAACCGGTAAGCGGTCAGCCACTGCCCATCCCACCTCTGCCATTGAGAAGTGCGTGGTGTGCCCACAATCTCATACTCATCAGGGCTATATCCACGCTCCTCCAAGAACTCATCAAAGTTAGGGGCCTCAGGGAGACCCTCAGTAGTAGCGGTCCCCTCAGTACCGTCAAACTCTAAACCTGGTCTGAAATGGGAAGGTGCTTGCACTTTCTTCGCCGGCTCCAGGTCCTCTAGCACGAGCACTCCCTATTCCGGTGTTTCCTAATCGGCTTCTCAGTGATAACAAAACCGCGCTGCGATAAGGCACGCCCCAAAGCGTTACCAGACCACACCTCATGTTCAGCGAGCGCCTTCTCCAGGATCGCCCTGTCACTGTCATTCAGTTCTTCCAGAATGGTCCTCACTTTGCAGGAGGTTCTCCTCACTGGGGGCATCATGTCCTCAAGCATAACTTTCCACCTTTCCTTGAGACTATGAGAAGTCTAACCCCTCACCACCCACAATGGGGGTAACTTTCACTGTAGCTCCAGGTTCTCGCGTGTCTGCGTAACACTTCCAGGCAATCACATGCACAACCTGATCGTCATCACTCCAGACACCAGCATCGGTGAGACCGTCTGCCACGCCGCGCACCAACTTGTCAAGGTCTGGGGGTTTGATAGGCCACGGTCTTTTGCTCTGCGGAATCGTTGCAGGTCTCTCCAGGTAGAAGATGACCTCAAGGGTTACAGGATCTGTGCAAGTCTCCCAGCCCTCATCCTCCATGATTGCTACCGCTGTGGAGGTGACAGCTTTTCTCCAGGCCGGCAGATACTTGCTCGCTTCGATAAAGCGCCCACCCTGTTTGGCTGAGCCCCCAATGTAGCGTTTACTGCCCTGGGGTGCTGGTCTGCCATACACATCGAAAGTTAGGCTCACCTAACCAGTCTACCTGGGCAAAAGAAAACCCCCACCGAAGTGAGGGTTCTCTGAGGGAGAGGCTTAGGCAAATGTTGCCTTCAGACCATCAAGGTCCTTAGCCCAAAAGCCAAACCACTCAGGCACTGGCTGGTAGCAGGCTTTGCAACCTACATAGTCAGCGATGCCAGAGGCTGCTGCCTCACAGCACTGGGTGAGAGGGAACACACCAGGAAAGATGCCTTCCTCAATCTCGACAGTCACGACACCGTGAGCTGGGTGAATGATGGTGGTGCGAAGTGCTAAGTCCATGATGGACTCCTTTCCGCTGGTAGGTCCAGCGCTTGGGGTTGTGGGGTAACTCATATCTAGAGTGTATACCGGTACACACACAAAGCGCAAGCCCAAACACAAACTTTTTCAAACTATTTTCTAGGCTTCGCCAAGTTCACAATAGACAGCACATAGAAAAAAGCCGATGCCACATACCCAAACCCTGCCAGGAGACCCTCAGCCTCCCTGGCCAGCAACAGGTACAGGGTAGCGAGCGACCCCAGAATCAGAAACCCAGACCAACGCATTAGAAGGGAGCTCCCTGGTCAATAGGTTCAGCCTGCCCAATCTGTGCTGTAGGCCAAGTGTCCATGATCGCTGCCTCATTACGCTTATCAGAAGCGATAACAATGGACTCAGCCCTCACCTTCACAGCAGCACCAGTAGATCCGTCACGCTTCTGGAAAGTATTAGTGCCAGTGATCCGGCCCTTCACCGTCACCTGCTTCACATCCTCCAGAGGGGTTTTACCATCAGTGGTCACATCGTAGATTGTCTTATCCACTGTCTCCCACTCACCCTGATGATTCTTCTTTCGCACATCCACGCTCACCTTCAACGCTGTGCCCCAGTCAAACTCGCGCACATCATTCAACCACCCAGTGAGCTCAATCAGAGCCTCATTCTTAACCATTCTTTTCCCTTTCTATATGTGATGGATTGACACAATCAGTATGACCGCAACGCCTGACACCAGCAAGAATAGCTTTGCCATTCTCATCCACCGGTGTGATGTCATCGGCTGCAAACCCCCCATGCCAGGGGAGACACTTACCGCGCTTAGTGTGGACTGTCTGAACTTTCTTAGCCCTACACGAGGCACAGAGAATAGTTTTCTGTCTACTCGAAGAGAGCTCCCACTCAAACCCACACCGTTCACACTGAATCACCTGCACTCAGAGACCGCCTAGCAATCTCAAGCTGTTGATCCGTGAACTCATAAGCCGTAACTTTACCGGCTTTCTTCCGCCCACGCACTAGGGCGCTCCGCTTCTCTTTCTCCACAGCACACTCCTCTGTGTCCTTATAGGTCTCAATCTCTGCAGCTGTCTCCATGCGAAGCCGAAGCGCGTTCTCTTTGGCCCAATACTCTGCAGCTTTAGCGCTCAACTTGTTGTGCATGTGGAGCTGGTAGGGGTGTGAGAAGCGTTCTGTCTCCAACACACCCAAATCAATGCTCATCTCCTCAGCCCAAAAATTGTCACTGTAATTACTCATTCCAGTCCTCCTAAATCAAACACCTGCTGAGACAGTCTCAACGCCATCCCCTCACAGTACTTTTCCTCAATCTCCACCGCAATGACTTTCCTTCCAAGGTTCCTAGCTGCAAGCAAAGTTGCACCGCTACCTGCAAAAGGATCTGCGATAACCCCAGGAGGACAGCGCCCTATAAGCCTCTCCATCAGTCCCACAGGCTTAGGAGTAGGGTGGCCGGCATCCTTCACCGCCATAGGCCGGTGCTCCTCAGTGCTAATAACAGAGCGCATAGGGGGTGAGGTGGAAACAAACCCTTTGCCAAGAATGTAAATCTCCTCATCCTGTGTCATGAATGGGGCGTTTAGTGGTCCTGGAGGCTGTCCCTTTTTGTGCCAGATAAGCCGGTGCTGCGTTTTCTGAGGTTTCTCTACCCTCCAAGACCCAAACACTACCGCTGGCCTCTCACCCCACAAAGCCAGAACATCATCTCTTGCGGTCTCATCATTGTCACCAGCAATCCCACCTATGTGCTTCTCAAAGCCTTTGTTCACTCCACTGGTTATACCCTTCCAGGCAATACCGTAGGGAGGATCTGTCACCAGCACATCAGCCTCAAGCCACTCAGTGACCTCCAGACAATCCCCATGAAACAGTGTCACCAGATCATCCTGATAATACGGTTTCACAGCACCCTCATCTCTTGAATAGGAATTAGAAACACAGCCTCCATGTCATGCTCCCCAGGCCCCCACCGGTCATTCTCCCCACCCTCACCCAGCCACTCAGGTTTCACATCACGCACATCAATAAACCGTGTCACCCCATCAGACCAGCGCACCACAAAGAAAGCCGGTGCAGTCTCACTATGAGAAATGAGATGCCTGAACTTCCTATCCACATTCATAAACACTGTGGGGTATTGCGTGGAGGTGCAAGACCGCTGCTTCACCTCAACCCACGCCACCAGTTCACCGGCACGCTCAGCGAAAAAATCCACATGATAGAACTGAGGCAGGTGATGAAGGGTGCAATTCCATGCCTGCTCTAGGTCAGCCTTCAGCTGGTTCTCGCGTGCAATGTTCTCAGGGGTGTTGCGATCATCAGGGACCTGCTCAGGACCGTCATCCACCATGACCACCACTATACACACAAAGCACAGGAATCACTTGCAACCAAACTCCCCAGGCTTACACTCCCAATGCTCACCCAGATCATGCATCTGCTTCACCCAAGCACGCGCATCAGGGATCTCAGCAGGAGGCTTCAACTCCTGCTTATGAATCACAGTCTTAGGCTTTTGATAAGTGACAGCTCTCCTGCACCATGTCCTGAAGGCTGCATCCCAGTCCTTGAACTTGCTCCCGTTGGCCAGATGATGATCAGTGAAAGCCTCTAGGGTTTCCTCATACGACAACACAGAGCCATATTTAGCCTCAAAGGTTTCCTGGATTTGAGCAGAGGGTGTGAAGTTGTCAGGGATTGATGTTGCATATTTAGACTTCTCTTTAGGTTCTATTACGGTTTGTACGAACTCCGGTACACCCCTGACGGTACTGCCGTTCGCCCCTGACGGTACAGGTGTTCGCCCCTGGTCCTGGGGTTCACCCCTCCTGTGAGACATAGACTTATCGCAATCCTCAGGACACTCAATCGTGATCCAGTAGCGATTAGGTTTGTACTGATTGCGAGAGTGACCACCAGCAACCTCCACACGAAGCTCACCAGACTTCACTAGTTTGTCCACGCACTTCTGCACGCCGCGCTCGCTTAGGTTTGCATAGTCAGCTAGGCGTTTCTGTGAAGGCCACGCGCCTTCTGTTGCATCAGGTCCTAGGTGATTAGCGATACCTAGCAGAATGACCTTGGGGGATCCCATCGCTGTGGAATGGTTTAGCACCATCGAGAGTGCTTCAATGCTCATTGCTTAGTCCTATCTACCGGCTTGCCCTGGTAGTCTGGACTAGCCGATGGTTGTGTCATCGGTATTTATGTGGGGGTCAGGGTGTGAGCTCTGGCCCTCACTCTATTGTACTACTCAGAACGCCTGGTCTTTCCAGTGAGACTCCACCTTACCCCCATCAGGCAGAAGATACCACCAGCCACCCATACGGTCAAAAACAGGATGCTCCAAAGACTCCCACACCGGTAGTTTGTGCCCCCACCCACGGGCTGTAGCAGCGAGCTCAGCGTTACTTTCCATGTCACCGTTCCAGCGACTGCACACCATCAT